TCGGGAGTAAACTTGGTATCGTCGATCGTCACGCGAACGATCTGTGTGACCTTCACGTCGCGGGTGATCATGGCGCGCGCTCCTCGGCGGCAGCGCCCGGCACCAGCTCGCTGCGGTCAACCATGGGAGGCCTCCGCCTTGGAGAGGGCGGCGCGGCCCTCGTCACTGATGACGAAAATCATGAAGGTGCCAAAGCCCATCAACATGCCGTATCCTGCGGAGACGGCGCGCGATGCGATGATTTTGTCATGAGGCTTAGGCGGCAGGCCTTTGCCGGGCTCACATCGGGCGGCCCACTTGAGAAAGCCCGTCATGCGAGGAGTCATTCCGCACCTCCTTCGGCCGCCTTGGAAAGAACGGCAACGGCGGCGTCGATTGCGCGCTCTTGGTCCTCTTGTGAGCGGCGCACCAAGCTGTCCTTTGACCCGAACCGGTGACTGCTTTTGGGATGAACCGCGACCATCTGTGTCAGCGCCTCCCTCAGCTCCTTCGCCTTGGCCTCCGCATCCCCAGCCCGCACCGCCATGTTATTCAGCGCGTTGTTAAGGCGCGCGATGCGCCCCTCGAGGTCCGCGATCCGCTTGGCAACTTCGCTCATGCCGCCATCCTCCGGCTCGGCCGCATCGCGGTGCGCATGTCCCAAGCCACCCCGGCGTACTCACGCGCCGTCTCACGGTGGCCCGCGGCAAGCTCCTCGTACTCGCGGCACAGGTAGGCCGATGAGTACAGGCTCTCGTTGGAACGAAGCTCGCACCACGCGGCCTCGCGGCGGTGATGCCGGATGACGTTCAGGCAGTCGGTGTAGGTCATTTCCATTTCTCCCCAAATTCGATGTTGACAATCTCGCACGCTGCGGACATTCTGTCAACGCTGGCGGTGGTTATTTTTTGGATCGCCTTCAAAAACCGAAAGGAGGTGGTCGCCGTGGCGGGCCGGACGTAATGGCCCCTATCCTGAAAACTGGTAACGCTGCGCCGGCCTGGGTAGGACAAGGCCGGCGCTCAACTCACAAAAGAGGGAAGACAAATGGCAGACCCTAACAAATTTCCGTGGCGCGTTCAGGATGATGATGCCTTGGCTGCCTTGTATGGCATCGATGTCCGCAGCGGATGGGCGGAAATTCAAGACGCTGACGGCCTGACCATCGGCGCGGTTTATATGCTGTCCCGCGCCGAAAACCTGGAATGGGCGCAGAAGATCGTTGACCTTGTTAACGAGGCATACGCGAGGCCGTCCGATGTCTGATAATCGCAGGCGCTGGCGCTGCAAGTACACCTACACCAACCGATTCGGGCGGCCCGATCATTCTTACGAAGTGGTCGGCGCCAAGGGAGGACTGCATCTGCACATCACGGACTATCGTGGGCAGGCGAGCGCCGGCATTGAGTTTTCGGCCGGACTTGAATTGCATTCGCGCACTCCGCTGTGGGAGGACGTGCCGCCCTCATTCGATGAGTGCTGGCTTTTGAAGTGTCCGTGCTGGCACGACGGCACGACGATGTGCGCCGAGGAATATTTCCTCCCGCTCTGGAAATCGCTCGGCAACAACCACGAAGCAATGTTCACGCATCTACGGGCTGAGGCTGACCGTCGGTTCTATCCCGAGGACACCAATCATGCCTGACCCTCTTCGCCAGACCATCTCCGCAACCGAAGTCCCCGCGCTCTGGAACGTCTCGCCGTACGTCACGCGATGGATGCTCTACAAGAAATTCGCGGACGGCATGGAGATCGAGAAGCCAGCCGACGCGCGCATGGACTGGGGGCTGCGCATGGAGCCGCTCATTCAGGCGCAGGCCGCCGCGGATTTGAAGATGGAAATCATCCCCAACGCCGGCCGGTATCATCGGCGCGGACTGGTTGGGTGCACCCGCGACGCGATCGTAATCTGCCCTGACCGCGGCCCCGGCACGCTCGAAACGAAATGCGTCTTCGACTACCGGACATGGATGCAATCATGGTCCGGCGGCGAGTCTGCCCCGCGCCATTACGAGATACAGACCCAGGTCCAGATGATGGTCGGCGAGGAAGCCGGCGAGCCGTACCGGTGGGGCGTCATCGCGGCGTGGGTTGCCGGCGAAATGCATTATTTCGAGCGCGCGCCCATCCCGGACCTGTGGGCGAAAATCGAGGCCGAGGCCGCGACGTTTTTCGACGACGTGAAAGCTGGCCGCGAGCCTGACCCGTTCGGCGCCCCGATAGAGGTTCCGTTTCTGTCGGCTATCGAGCGCGTGCCGGGGAAGGTGGTCGAGTCGGCGGATGCCGATCTTACGACGATCGCGCGGGAATTGGACGCCGCGTCACGGGCCGCACGGGATGCCGAAAAGGTGCGCGCCGACGCGAAAGCCCGGCTGTTGGCCGCGGCTGCCGATGCGGAGGAGTTGCGGCTGCCCGGCGGCGTATCAGTGAAATTCAAGCGGTCGCTGCGAGCCGGCTACGACGTGAAGCCGTCCGTCATGACGACGGTCAAGGTTTATGTGCCGGGGGAGGAGTAGGGTGACGCACGGGACCATGATAATCCGATCCATCGATCTGGAGACGACCGGCATCCCCAAGGATGGCGAGCCGCTGCCCGGTATCTGCGAGATAGGGTGGTGCGATATTGTCCCGGTTGACGGCTCAGTCATGGGTCGACGGTCTGCGCTGTGCGATCCGGGACGGCCAATTCCTCCGGAAGCTCGCGCTACGCATCACATCGGCGACAAGGACGTTTCCGGGTTGGCATCTGCGGATGTTATTTTTCAGGCGGCTATGGACCCGACGCCGGATTACCTGTGCGCCCACAACGCCGATTTTGAGCTGGCATTCCTGCCGAAGAATTGGGGCACCCCAATCATCTGCACATACAAGGTGGCGCTCCGCATCTGGCCAGACGCGCCATCGCACAGCCTGCAGGTGCTGCGCTACTGGCTTGATCTTGAAATGGACCAGTCGCTTGGATTGCCGGCGCATCGCGCTGGGCCAGATGCCTATGTCGGCGCGGTGCTGATGGCTCGCATCCTGAAAGAGCCAGGCGCTCCAGATTTGCCAACCATGGTTCGTTGGTCGAATGGACCGGCGCTCATGACGCGCATCGGGTTTGGCAAGCATCGCGGCGAAAAATGGTCTGACGTTCCAGTCGATTATCTGCGGTGGATTGTCGACAAGTCCGACCTTGACCGCGACGCAAAGGCAAATGCCAAGCACTGGCTCAAGCAAAGGGATGTGTCATGAAATCCGACCTGATCGACCTGAGCATGCAGATACACGCCGAGACGGAACGAGCAATTCTCGTCTCGGATACCGGCGACCGTGACGACGCGGTTTGGTTGCCGCTGTCGCAAATCGAGGTTAACGAGCGGCGCGGCTCGGTTCTGGAAGTCACCTGCCCGACGTGGCTCGTGAAAGACAAGGGGTTGATTTGACATGCCCAGCCAAGCCCTTACCATCCTTGAAACCCAGCTCCACCCGCTTGCCCCGCGCTTGGCGCAGGCGCTTGCCGGCCAGATGCCGGTTGAACGGCTGATCCGGACCATCCTGATTTCCGTAGAGCGGCTGCCGGCCCTGCTGGACTGCGATCGGCAATCGCTGTTCATGTCAGCCATGTCGGCGGCGTGCCTCGGGCTGGAAGTCGACGGGGTGACCGGCCAAGCGTTCCTGATCCCGTTCAAGAACCGCGCCCAACTCGTCATCGGCTACAAGGGCTTCAACACGCTCGCGGCCCGCGCCGACCTGACGATTACGGGCAGCGTGGTCCGCGAGGGTGACGCGTTCGATTACGAGAAGGGGTCGTCCGGTTTCGTCCGGCACAAGCCGCGACTGGACGGGAACGGCCGGATTATCGGCGCGTGGGCATGCGCGACGCATCTCCGCCGGCCTCCGATCGTGGAGGTGCTCGGCTTCGACGCCCTCATGGCCACCAAGAACAAATCGCCCGGCGCGCGGCGCTCGGACAGCCCATGGAATGACCCGTCGATCGGTTTCCCGGCGATGTGCGAGAAGACGGCCAAGCGGCGTCTGGCGCGATCGATGCCGCTGTCGGTCATCCAGGTTGCGGCCCGACTAGACGAAGCCGTGGAGGAGGATGGACGCGCCGCGTGGATCACGCCCGAGGATGGACTGGCGATCGAAGGCACGGCGGAGAAGATCGGCGTTTATGAGAGTTCGGACACGCCGACCGCCGAAGCCCTTACCGGGCCGGATATCCTGTCTCAGGCCCGCGAGAAGGCGAAGGAAGGGAAAGAGGCTTTCGATGAATGGTACGCCGACCTGACCGACGCCGAGCGGAAGATCGTGGACACCAAACGGAAAACCACCGCGAAAAAGGTGGAAGACGTTATCTGAAGGAGAGATGAAAATGGGCACAGATATTCATATGGCGGTTGAAGTCCGCAAGGATGGGGTTTGGCAAAACGTCACTCCGTTTCGCAACGGATATACCCCGGAACCTGAGTACTACGAAGAAAGAAACTACGATCTTTTCGCCATATTGGCCGACGTTCGAAATGGATATGGATTTGCCGGGGTGGTGACATCTAGCGGGTTCGTCCCTTTAGACCAGCCGCGCGGCATACCGCCGAACGCATCGGATGATGTTCGGAAATGGTGCGAGGGAGGCGACCACTCTCACTCGTATTGCACGGTGGCGGAGCTTCTGGCCTATGACTGGACCAGAATGGTGTTTAAGCCGGGCAATCCTGGCGGAGAAGTTCCGTACTACGCATGCTGCCGATGTTTTCTGTCGGAAACGATGCCGATGTTGTGGCGGCTCGGGGCTCCGGAAGACGTGCGCATAGTTTTCTGGTTCGACTCGTGATCCTGCGCCAGCCAAGGCGAAAACGGAGGATGTGATATGAAAATTGAAAAGGTAGAGATATTAGCCGGGGATTCCGGATTCTGTGTCAAGGAAACAGAATATGTGGGTGTCCTAGAGGTTAATCGCCGTCATTACTTTTCCACCATCCACGAAGCCACCCATTGGATCGTCGAGGCATTCTCGGAACCTCGCGAACCTGTCACCAATCCCGAGAAAAAGGAGACCTGATACCGTGGCACGTCCCAAGTCCAACCAGACGCCCGGCTTACCAGCCGCGCCCAAGGTTCCGCGCCAGACCGGCTATGCCGTGACGATCAAGGCGTTCATCCCGGCCGACGCGAGTTCGATCGACTCCATGTCTGCGGCGATCGACATCATCGCCAAGATCAAGGCGGGCGACCTGTCCGCACTTGACGCCCCGGCGGCTCCGACCGTGGAGACGAAGTTCACGTCGCGGACACCGCCGCCCACCCCCGTCGCGGAGGCTTGACAGCGAGCCTCCCACAGGGCAACGTGTACACGCTACTTGTGGGAGGCTCTCCAATGGCTGACTGTCTTGAGTGCGGCACCAAGTACCGCCGCCGCCGCGATTGCGACCTGTTCTGCTCTACGCCATGCCGGGTGACATTCAATAATCGTCGGAAGGCGCGCGGGGCAGAAATGTATGACCTGGTAATGGCGTGGCGCTTCGAGCGGGAGCGGGCTGACGAGATGGATATACGCGGATTGCTTGGGCGGCTGGCCGCACGGTTCCGCGACAGCGACAAGACGCTCAGGAGCGGACGCAAGTCGTGGCATCTGGACAAGGCGATAGAGCGTGTGCCGAAGGGTTACGCGGGGAACCATGGGGATCGGAGATGAGCGAAGAAAAGTGCGAGACGTGCCGGTTTCACCTGACGATCGAGGATGGCGGCGCGGGACTGTGCCGTCGATGGCCGCCACAGGTCGTGGTCACGCGGCCTCAGTCAGCCGGCGACCAGCCGGATTACGGCCACGCCAACATGTGGCCGTTGACGCGCGCGGAATGGTGGTGCGGCGAGTATTCGCCGAAGGTGACGCATTAGGGGAGGGGAGGAAGGATAAAGGGAGGAGATGGAGATGACGACGATTACGGCTGGCGTGTGCTTGGGAGTTATTTGCGTCGCTCTTTGGCGCGACGATATCCCTTGGTATCGAGCGCAAAATCTGTGTTTGATTGGCGGGACCGCCATGCTGATTGTCTTGTCAGCTTTTGGCTGGTGACGACATGACCGAACGCTGGCGCAGCACGCGCACCGAGAAGCCGGACAGGCCGATGATGGTGATGTTTTACCATGCCGACGCAGTGTTCTTTGACACGACAGATGCCGTCGTTGACGTGCCATCGTTGCAGGAGCCGTGGCGCGATGAGCGCTACAGCCTCGGGTTCTGGAACGGGCAGCGGTTTCGAAAACTCGGCACGGGGCACGACGCCTTTGAACCACTAGACTATCCAGAGGACTGCCCGACGCATTGGGCTCCTGTGCTGCCGCCGCCCGTCACCGACGACAACCGCCACGAGGAAGTTCGATGACCGCCACCGCCTACGCAGACATCCGCTGCCGGCTGGCAGAGGCAACGGGGCCGCTCGACGACGTGGCCGCTCACGACTTGGCGTCGGCCGTATTCCGGCCGGCTTTTACCCCGGAGTGGTATTTGCTGGAGGCGGCGCTTCGTGGCTCCCTCGACGCCGCTATTGCCCTCGTTGAGCAAAAGCTGCCGGGGTGGGGCATTGAACAAATATCGTGGTCTCACGACATCGGAGGCCCCGTCATCGCGTCCGTAGGCAACCGCGGCCACGGCGAGGCTTATCGAGGCTTTCTGTCCGACGACGCGGCCACACCCGCCCTCGCCGTTCTCTCCGCCCTCTTCGCCGCGCTGGAGCCTGCCCATGACTGACCTGACCGCATACGAGCAGGCCCTCGTGGAGAGGGTGGCGAGGGCGCTGTGCGCGTTTTACGGCGAAGTTTCTGAAGTCGATTTCAACGGCCGGCAGACATGGAAAGCTGCCGCTCCGGAAGCAGAGTACATCCTCGACTACCTCGGCCTCATCGGCCCCTCCCGCACGGCATGGATCGCGCCGTGGGAGGCGAGCCGTGACGTGCTGTCGGACGGTCTAGTCGCGATGGTGAAAGAAATCGAGCGCCCGCACGCCAAGTTCTGGGAGTCGACGCGCGCCCGCGACGATCTGAGTGAGAGGGACGCACATATGCGCAGCATGATCATGGGGGCGGTGGCGCGCAACAGCCGAGAGTTGGCCATTGCCTTCGCCGCCATGCGCGACGCCCACCTGAAGGAGGGCGGGGCATGACCACCGGCTGGCAGCCCATCAGCACCGCGCCCATAGGCGTGCCTGTGCTCTGCTGGTCGCCAAACCAGACTGACATTTTCGTCGGTCGCCGACTGTCCAGCAACGTCGTTTCTGTTGGGCGAGGGTACGAGACGACAGCGGAGAAGTGGATGCCCCTCCCGGAGCCCCCCGCTTGACCCTGGTCCCCCTCCCTAAACCCCGCCGCCCGGCTTGACAAAACAATAGATGGTCGCCGTCTCCGCCGGGTCATTTTCCGATGCGCAAACGTAAGCCTCGCCGTCTATCGTGGCCGTGTCGTTCAGGATTCGGGATGCCGGGATATTGCGTGGATGGCCGCGAACGATGGCGGTCCACTGTCCGTTGTGCCATTTCGCTTGCGTGCGCCGGCAATCGGATATGTCGCAGCACGATATTCCGGTGCCGGGTTGTTTCAGCGATCGGAACCAGTCGCCTCGCTCATCGGCATCTGCCGGCGGCGTCCAGTACAGCCACGCCGTTCCGACGAAGAATGCGACGACCGCGACATATACGGCCCAAGACAGGACGCGGACAATCCATATCGGTCGCATCAGCATGACCTCACCAGTCCGGGGTTATTCCGCCGCGACAGCTCGCAATTCAGAGACCGCAAATCATCTTCAGACCGCCGTATCAGACCTTCGACCACGGTTTTCCTGTTAGCAACGAGCGTGTCGTCTGGGTTGAGGTTGGCGCGTATATTGAGCATCGTAAGCTCTTGCTGCAGGATCAGAAGCCGCAAATCAACCGCGTCGATGCGCGTCTGTAGCTGCCCGAGGGAAAGAGACCTGACATCGCCCTGCAGCGCATCAAGCCTTTCGTTGGTCTGGCTTTGAACCTGGGCAATCATCGCGTTCCGCTCGGCGATGAGCGTCGCGGACCAGTGACGAACCCAGCCCCGCGAGGCAGGCACCCACCCATCCTCTTCGACCACAGCCTTGACCGACGCGGCCGACACGACCGCTGTGGCCGCCGCAACCACGGCGGCCCCCAGCTTGGCGGAAACCGACCAAGTTCCCCACCATCCCACGGCGCGTCACCCGAGGCTGTATTTTGGCTCGCGCATGCGGCGCGCGATTTCGGTGACTATGCCGTTGATCAGAGTATACCAAGGCAGCCACGCGATGGGGATGATCGGCGCGAGATTGCTGGAAAGAAGGACGCCAGCCACAATCTGAATGCGCGCCCACCATATGGTTTCCGAGCCATTGGCGCCCATGCCGGACATTTTCGGGTCGCGTAGGCGGCGAAGGACTTCAGTGATCACGCCAGATCCAACCATCCACCACGGCAGAAGATTGGGAGGCAGTACTTGCGAGATCGCATCGCCGTTGGCGACGCCTGCGGTCAAAAGGCCGCCGACAATCATCTGCAGCCGCGCAAATACGATGGTTTCAGAGTTGGAAAAGAATTTCCCGATCATCTTCAGCATGGCGGTTCCCTCATTTCGGCATGCGGGCGGCCGTCGGGCCGCGCATGGCTTCGATTGCCGCGACCACAACTGCCGGCTTGTGATGCGCGGCGTTGAGGCCGTCCCCGGCGTAGTAGGACTGGCCCGGCTTCAGTTTCCTGTGCGCCCCGGTTATTGCGGTGACAACCGGCAAGCTGGCCCATTCCTTGGCGAGATTATTGGCGAAGTCGGACGTTCCGATCTTCCCGCGAAGGTACTCCATGAGGCCGCGCCGGATCATCAGCGCCACGGCGAGATCGTCTTGCAGCCCCGGCGTGAAAAGCTCCGTCCCCTTGAGATGCAGCGACGCGCGCAACGAATCCAGTGTCTTGGTGATGAACTGGTATCCGCCGATTGCCGAGCTGGCCTTGCCGTCCACGGTGACGCGGGCGCGGCCGTAAGCGCGCACTTCGTCGAATGTCATCGTCGCCAGGTCGCGCTTGGGCTTGGCCTCGGCGTATCGCTGGTTATATCCGGCGGGGGCTTCATGCTTGCGAATAAGCGCGAGCAAGGCGCGCATTTCGGCTGTCATGTACCATCGGTCGGCATCGTCCTTGCCGGCGACAGGCGACACGATGACGATATCCGGGCGTGGGGCTGGCGGTGTCTCGTCTTCCGGCTTCGGCTGCGCCGGCTCGGATGGCCCGATGATTGCTCGCCACAGCCGCGCCAGCCATTCAAAAAACGCTGCCATTATCTGGTTCCCTCACATGACCATGAAAAGGCCGCCGGATACCGGGGCGACAGGGGTATAGGTTACCACAATCAGAGCTTGGGTGCCTGCCCCGCCGCTGCGAGACGCCCCGGAATTGGCGTTGCCTCCGCCACCGCCAGCGCCATAGGTTCCGCCGGCCGAGCCATTTCCTAGGTTTGTACGGCCGCCACCGCCGCCGCCAGAGCCATAGTCTGGTGACGATCCATATTCCGTTCCGTTTCCGCCGGGGTTGCCTGCAGTCCCGCCTGCGCCGCCAGAGCCGGCATCACCTGCCCCACCGGTCGCGTTGGAACCGCCTGACCCGTTCCCGTTCGGACCACCCGCGCCACCGCCGCCGCCGCTGCGAAAAAGTAGATAGTCACCCGATGCGCCCGATCCTCCGCTGTTTTTGGTTGAGCCGACGCCGCTGGCGGCTGCCCCGCCAGCCCCGCCAGACCCTGACCCGCCGCTGCCGGCACCGCTGCCGCCACTGCCTCCCTTGGCGCCAACCGACGACGCCGCCAGAGAAGCGCCATTGAACCACGCGTCGGCGGCCGACGTTCCCGCGCTGCCGGAAGTAGTCCCGCCCGCGCCACCGGCCGGAAGCCTGAATGTCGCGGAGCCTCCCGGCGTAAGCGCGAGATTTGTCTCAGCCGAATATCCGCCTCCGCCGCCGCCGCCGGCAGACCCTGCATCAACCCCGCTGGCTTTTACACCGCCGCCGCCGCCGCCCGGCGCGATGACCGCGACCGAATTGTCCGCAGGGTCGAAATCGTCCGGGACCGTCCACGATTGATCGGTTGCGGATGTGGACGTGATGAAGACCGTCGTCATCTCGCCGCGACCTCCCGCAATGCGGCAATGTCTGGCGTTCCGTCCGGATGCGCATATTTCTCGGCGTATTCCCGGCGGCGCAGATATACTCGCGAGTGTCCTTTCGGGCACCAATGCGCGTCGGTCAGGCGTGTTCCGGGCGTCGGCACGACCACCTGATAAACCTCCCCGTCGGGGCGCAGCACCACAAGAACGCGATCGGTCATGAGATGTTATCCAGGAAGGCAACAAGGTCCCATTTCGTTGCGGCGGAATTGTAAATGAAGCCGAGATACATGGTCTGGCTGATGACCGTGGTTGACGGTAGCGGCAAGTCTGCCGAATCCTGATAGATGGCATTCCACGCCAGAGACCGCGCCGTGCCGTTATCCTTGATGCGGATGATCAGCTTCTGGCCATCGGTAGGCGTCCCGCTGGGAGCCGCGAACGTCGCCCCGGTCGCAAGCGCCGTGACGTTGTACTGGTCGTTTGCGTCGCCATTCGGCGTCGGAGTTGCCGATGATGCCGTAGTGCCGATGCGTGGCGTGATGCGCTTGCTGGTCAGGGTCGCGGCGATGTTCGCAGAGGGCAGCGCCCCGGTTACTGCGGCGGCGGAGGCGAGATTGATCGCGCCCCAGAGAGGGTCCGTCCCGTTTGAAATCAGGGCCTGCCCGGACGTCCCCACCGCAAGCCGCGTGTCAGCCGACGGCCCACGATAGATCATGTCGCCGCGCGTCGTGGTCGGCGTGGTGTAGCCGATCACGAATGCGGACGTCAGCGTCGGGTTGATGAATATCCACGTCACCAGCCCTTGCGGGACAGTGACGCCGGTTCCCCCTGACGGCTTGACCGTGATCGTGAACGCGCCGGAGGTGTTGTTGTAGATGGCCCAGAAACCGCCGCCGGACGCCGGGAATATGTAGTCGATATTCCCGGAAAGAGTCCCGGTGATGTACTGGAAGATGTTTTCGGCTTCGTCGTCGGTGAGCGTGATATTGCTTCCGGCGGCAGTCTTGGCCTGCCGGCCGCCCATGTTCAGGTCGATTTGAGCCAACACCGCATTGAGCACGGTGCCCCAGGTGCCGTCATTTTCGCCGGTTGCCTGTTGCTCGTAGAGCTTGTTTGCGGTGTATGTTGATGGCACCTGTCACCCCCCGTAGTTGGAATATCCGCCAGACCACGGATCGTAGGAATACATCGGCGGCCCGTCAGACGATGCACCTGCCCCGACGCTGCTGCCGCCACTTGGGCCGCCGGCCAGTCCGGCCGTGGGCGAGAACATGGCCCCGCGATCGTCCTTCATCGGGTCTTCGGTGACAGTCACCCCGGCCGATGGCCTGACCGCGCCGGAACCGAACGCCGAAACGACGGGAGACGACCACGACGGCCGGTCACCCATCCCGGTCATGTCCATTCCGGGACCGGACAACGCGCGGTCAAACATGGACGGCCGTTCGCGCGGCGTAGGGACCTGTTCCGTCATGTCGGGCAGTGCCGAATACCGCGAGAACATGTCGCTGCCGGGCGCCACTGACGGACCGGCCCACCCGAAACCGGCACCGGGCGACGGGCCGGCGTATCCCGGCCTGAGCGAATCCAGATAGCCCACAGCGGCGTCTCGACCATCCGGCGTCCTCAGAGCGGCGTCACCCGGCCACGATGGGCCAGATGGCGCGCCGCCACCGGGACGAAGACTTTCAAGATAGTCAAGCGCGGCATCGCGGCCTGACGATGTACGCAAGGCCGCGTCACTGGGCCACGACGGCGCGCCGGGCGGCATCTCCCACGGGTTGCCCATCGGACCCGCAGGCATGTAGTCCGGCGTCCCCATCATGGCACGCACATCCGCAACGCCCGCAGTCGGCCCGAGAAGGTCTGACCTGAGCGCGCCTTGCGTAACCGGCCCGGCGATGGCGTCTGCCTTGAGTGTTCCGTTGGTTGCCTGATAAGCCGCGACCGCACGAGCCGTGTTCGGCCCGTATACCCCGTCGATCTTGCCGGGGTTGAACCCGAGCGCTGCGAGTTGTTCCTGTACAGCCGCCACGTCATCGCCGCGGTCCCACAGGCCGAGATTGCGCGCGCCTTCCAGTGGCGTCGGGGACGGCGGCGCGGTCTCCGGGGGCATGCCGGACGCCATCGATGCCGCGGCACCCAGCGCACCCGTCAGCGGACCAACGTCAGGCCCCATGTAGCCAAGCGCGCCCGGAGGCATCATCTGGCGGTCTGCCCACGGGGCGGCGACGGGAGACGGCGCGGCAGCGGGAACGGGGGAGCGAGCCGCCAGCGCCGTGGGCGCAACCGGAGCACCAGCCGGCGGCACAAACGTCCCGGCGAGAAATTGTTTCTCGTACGGGTTGCTGAAATTGCGGGATGCTGCGCCGCCGGTCAGTCCGTTTGCGCCCCAAATGGCAGCCGGACGGCCGGGGCCGGAGTAGCCCATGTGGAGCGTGCCCTGCCCAAGCCCGCGCTCCATATTGTACAGCCCGAAACGGTTTGCGCCGCCAGCCTTGGCTCCGGCCGCAACCGCCACACGCTGGGCATTGTTCCACTTGGTCCCATCGGCGTTATAGCCGATGATGTCCCACTCGGTTCCCATCTTGTGCGACTTGTGACCGCCGCCACGCGCCGCGACGACATCGATGCGCGCCAGTCCGGCAGCCGCCGCCGCCTTTGCCGCCGCCTGAAGCTGCGCCACGGCCTGCGGAGTCATGCCCATGGTGGACGTGCGGTCGCGGATATTCTCGTTGACCAGGATTGGCGACGACTTGGACGCCAGATAGTCACGGAAGAGATTGTTGCTGGCCACCCTAGCCTCCATACCCGTTGTCGCAGCCAGTATCAGGCCGCATGCCGCCGTCGCCGCCCATGCTCGCACACCGCACCCCCGTGCTCATCATTCTCCCCGTGATGATCATATCGTGCAATTCCTGATTTTTGTCAGTAAATTACGCGGAAGGAACACAAGAGGCCGCATGCTTCCCGAGAACAACCGCCGCCCGTGGTGGGAGTCAATCCTTGTCTGGTCTTTGTCGATCACGGTGATGATCCCGTTTGCGGTCTTCATCGCGCGGCCGGCAGGGGACTTTGTTGAGAGCCAACTGCATTCCCTGACTGGCCGGCCGCAAAGTTCGAAAGAAGAGACCGCAGACGCGCCGCGCGATCCGCCGCGCTGAGTTGGGCAGTCTCGATTTCCCTGATCTTGATCAGAATGGATCGCACCGAGCCCGGATCGGTGGACATGATGAGCCTCGCCATCTCGTTGGCAACCTTTGGCGTAAGCCCTCCCATACGCCGAAGCCCGTTTTGCAGGGCTGAGATAGCCGCCGGCAAGAGGCCGCCAGTCGCCGCCTGAGCCATTACACCGACAGTCTCGGCCGTGCGTCCGGCGTCCTGAGCATCGAGCAACTGCCGCGCCGTAGTCGAGTTTGACCGCACCGCATCAACGGTTTTGCGCTTCCGTGCCTCGTTCAGGATTGACGCCGTGAATGCCTGGCGCTCGCCAGCATCGCGAAAAAACGGACGTATTTGCGCGGCCTGCTCTCGCGTCGAGAAGAACTTGAGAAGGGCATTGTGCGTAAGCCCCGCCTTGTCCACACGCTCGCGAATTGCCTCGGCGAGCCCAACGCGCGCAAATTCCTTCTCGGCCTCAGTGAATGGCTTTTCTCGGCCAGCGGGTGCCATCCCAAGCTTTTTCGCAATGACGCGGCTGTCCGTTGAGAGCGCATTGCGGCCGAATTCCAAAGCCTCGTCGGCCCGGATATTCGCCCCCGAGACTTCCAGCGCCTTGGCATAAGCCGGGTTGTTTGTTTTCAGAAACCCGACAAGATCGTCCCTGACGGACTGGATAGCGATGCTTTCCGGGGTCGCCATCGCCTTGGCAAACGGCGAGCCATCCGCCGGACGCTTGGCAGCCTCAACCATCGCGTCAAGGACGCGCTTAACCTCGTCCAGAGCCCGCGTGTCCGGGACCCGATGGGCATCGATAATTGAGCCGTCGTCGGCAACGTTTGCAAACCACTGTGCCCACGGCTCGCGACGGTTGGCGCTGTTCCTTTTCGCGGCGGCAAGTCCTGCCCGGCCAGCCGGCGTGTTGAGCATGGACTCAAGTTCGAAGGTGTACGGGACCGGGGACTTGTATGCGGCATTGTAGAAAGGCTTTGCGGCAGACGATCGCGCGGCCATCAAGGCATTCTTGGCGGTCTGGTAGCCCTCTCCCGGCGCGCCGAATACGTTGCCGACAATCGATTTGATCCGGTCACCCTGCGACATGGCCGACAGGTTGATTTTCGCCGCAACCCTGTCCGCGCCCGGGCCGGGCGTGTTCGCCACTGTGCGCGCTAGCGTCTGTACGCCGCGACCGCCAGCGTCGGCCAAGGACAAATTCTGCCCACCAGCCGCCGCTCGTTCAATCCGTCTGGCAACGCTATCGATGCCGCGGCCGGCGTTGCCAAGACGCTCCACGACCTTGCGCGCGGCAAATCCTGTTGGATTGATCCTCGATCCTACAGCGTCAACAACCGGACGGACAGCCGCTCCAATGCCAGCCGTGGCGGCGGGGAACGCGCCTCCTATCAACCCACCCGTCACGGCACCCCCGGCAGCCCCTATGCCGCGGTCAACTAGATCGCCTTCAGACGACAGTCCGCCATAGGTGCCGCCGAGTACCGCACCGGCGCCAGCGCCTTGCAGCATGCGCTTTCCGAGCGTTGCGGCCCTCACTGCCCCGCCAACCGGGATAAGGGCAGTTGGGATCGACCCGCCGATTTCTGCAATCGTCGAAATGACAGGGTTTCGCTGGCGATAGGCGTCAAGATCAGCGCGGGCATCCTCGGCAGCCTTGTCATACCCCTCCGCAAACGAGCCGCCGCCAAGAACCGATCCAACGCCGCCCGCAACGCCGAAAAGTTCATCCGATCCGCCGATTGTAAGCCCCTGCAAGACAGGGTCGACGATTGACCCGCGCTCGCCGCCTTCGGCGGTCTTGACAGTGCCGGCAACGGTTTTAGACGGATCAACCGGAGGCGCTGCGGACTTCACCATCTCCTCAACAGCCGCAGCCGCGGCCTCGGGCGACGCCGCGTCAACCCGGTACGCCTTGCCCCCGGTCTCTATGCGGTACATGGTCATTCTGCGAACACCTTGGCGCCGCTAGGTGAAGTGTAGACCGGGCCGCCCGGAGGCGAGGAGGGTGCGGTGGCCGGTGCCGGCGCGGCGCGCCCCGCGGCCTTATCTTTGGCGATTTGCACAAGCCGGATGACTTCTTCGCGGAATTCCTTTAGCGCCTTGACATAATCTTCGTCGCTCATGCCGGTGCTGGAAAGGCGATTGTAGGCCGCCGTTGCCTTCTCGCCTTCCCGCTCAGTGATTTGTCCGCCACCGCGAAGGTCGTTGAACGCCTGAAGGAAGGTCGCGCCCATGATCTGATCAAGCCGCGACTGCGCGCGGTTGGCATCCCCGGTAACATTGGGGAGCCACGACTGCACCGGCCCCGTGATGCGAGACAGACCAGGATCGGCGAGAAGATCATCAATGGCCCGAATCATGCGATCCGCCGCAGCCATCGCGCCCGGAAGACCCGCCGCAGCCTCGCCGGTTTTCGTCCCGATAACTGTCTCTGCGGCCTCCCCGGCAACATTCTTGGGAACGCGCCCGATGATTTGCCCGCTTGCCTTGTCGTAAAGCAGCCACTCAGTGCCGCCGTCGATTTTTTCGATGCCCCGCGATGGCGTGAAGCCCGGAGGCATTTCCATCGGTTTCGCCACGCCGGTTTCAGTCGGCTGTATAAGCATCGGGTTGCCCTTCTCGTCCGTCCCCCAGATCGGCACGAGGCTCGTTTTGACGTCGGCGCCAGCGACACCCGGCGGTGGCGTGATCCATTCTCCGGTCTTCGGATTGTACAGATTCCCGCCAACGGAAATTGGTTTTTCAGCCGCTGCGGCAGCCGCCACCCGGTCGGCCTCCAGAGCCTGCCACTTCGCCGACGGCACGCCGGTATCTTCCCACCGCCGCTCAGACGGATACCAGATACGGATGGTCGGCCCGGAATCGTCAACAACCGGATTGGCGTCCAGTTCAAGCGACTTCTGCGCGGCCTGCAGCCCCGTCGCGGCACCCTGCCCGATGGCCTGTAGCGGCCACGGCGATTCCGCCGCCATCATGCCGAGCCCGGCATAGAGAAGCGGCACGTTCCGCTTGGCGAACCATGCTGCCGTCCGCGACAGACCGCCACCGCCGGGAGGGGCGAGCCCGCCGCCGCCTGCCTTTTTCTTTTTCTGCGACGTGTCGATGCCGGCGAACGCGTCTGAAACGCCCTTGGGAAGTTGCGTGATGATCGGCGAGCCCAAATCCTGCCATCGCAGTTGCGGCAGCGCGTTGATCTGCCACCCGGCTTCGGAGTTTAGATTGACGCCGGCACCGGCCGGCACCTGAAATGCCGGATAGGTCCACGCCGGGGCGCGGAACGCCTCATAGTTCAGCATCGGCGGGACAATGCCGCCGCCGTAATCCTTGCGAGGGACCCGCCCTGACGAGATCCGCCCGCCGCGCTTGGCTCCGAACAGTCCTGCCGCAGCCGTGCCAAGACCGGCAAGCTGTGAAATCAGGGACGGGGCCGGCGTCGTGGTTGTCGTGGTGGTCGGCTTCGGCTGGCCATAGGCGAGGTTGGCGAACCACTCTACCTGAGACTTGGGATAGTCCCGCTGTTCGATAAATTGCTGATACGCCTGATCAAGACCGGTCTGTGCCTGCTGCTGCTGCAACTGGCCAGCCTGCAGCATCTGCCCGATGCCCTGATAGGTCAGGTCCTGAGCCGTCTTGCCGAGGTTGGCGTAATTCTGGCCAACCGACTGCATGCGGCTCGCGTCGTTCGCGAATGCGTTCTGGGCATTCGTGTAACCCTGCGAAGAAATTTCAGCGATGCGCTGGTTGCGCGCGAGCGCCTGATTGCGCTCCAGTTCCGCCGCCGCGAGCCCCATCCGGTCGCCAAGCCCCGGCGACACGCCGGCCCCGATGCCCTGCCCCTTGAGTTGGTTCTGCGCGATGGCGTCGCTGCGCTGGATATTCGCCATCGTGGAGTCGATGACATACTGCTGATACGGGTCCATGTAGCGGCCGAGGTTTGCCGCGTTGTACTCCTGCCCGGCCTGCCCGAACGCCTGACTGGCGGCGTTGACGTAGGGAACCCCCATGCCCTGAGCCTGGGCAATCTGGCTGAACCCCTGCTGCTGCATCGGCGTGAACCCGGCCTGACGCGGGCCGCCGTACTGTTGCAAGGGCTGGTTGACCGCCTCCTTGCCCGCGCCGAGGATGCCGCGATAGGCGGTTTCCAGATACTCCGGGAACTTGACCTCAGACGTGGTTTTGTTCGACTTGCCGCACATCGGCGGGTTCCTTTTCAGGTGGCTTTTTCGCGGGCGGCTCTTTTTCTGTAGCGGCGGGCCTGCCTGTCCGGACTTCACCATCAGGCGACCACATGAACAGCGCTCCAACTGGCGTCAGTTTCCGGCCGTACATCTTTTCCTTGGCCGCCGTCCGCGTCGTCGAAAGGATGCCCATTTGCAGCGGCACCCCAAGTTGTTCTGCGGCCCATTTGGCATAGTCGATCAGCCGCGAAGCGTGCTTGTCGGCAAAACTCCGCTTGCGGGCGGCCGGAACCACGTAAACCCACCGTTCCGACAGGCACCAGTCGGACGTATACCACCACTGATCAAGCGTCATGCCGACCGACGCCTCAAGTTTACCGTCAGCGCCGCGAATAACCCCGACGATGCCGCCGCCTGGAGTGATCGCGGTGCGAATAAATGCGCGGGTCCGTTCCTCGTCCACGCTGAACAGCCCGTTTTCCTCGTGAAGGCCGAGCAACATTTCGAAGATTTCGTCTTCGTCACGCGGCCCGGCTGCTGTCACTCCGTCATGCACGGCTCGTCAATCCTTCCTCGGCCCCGGAAGCTTGGTCATATGGTTCACGACGCGCTGGCGGGTTGCGCGTACCCACTTGTCCAATTCCTTGTGTCCCTTGTCCGGGTCGCCTTTCCCGAGTGAGTATACCACTTCAGGATCAATGAGATACTCCCCGCCGGCCGCGATAATCTGGACGGGAGACGACGACGCGCGGCCACCGGAGGCCCGCAAGCGACCGCCGGCCGATTTGTGGTCGCGAAACATCGTATCGAGAAGCCGTCCGCCAGCCTCGGTATTGCCCTGCCCGAGCCCGGAAACCACGTCCGCCGGCACAACGTAGGTATCGGACGGCAGCGACATGGGCAGCCGGTCGGTGCGCCCAGGCGTCGCGTCCCGTATGAGCCCGGACGGCACCGCCGGATAAATCTGGTCCTGCCGCGGGTACATGCCGCCCTGCCACTCCGGGGATGGCCATGGCCACCCGCCGGACATGTCGTCGATCGGGCGATCGACGATCGACTCCGGGCGCATCAATTCGCGAAGCATATCGGCCCGCGACAGCTCGCGGTTCCCCTTACCGGCGATATTGATTTTGGCGGATTGGCTGGCGCGCATGTCCTCGACGTTTTTCGACGGCCGGCCGGTTTTCATGATCCGCTCGCGAAACTTCGATGTGCGGCCGCCGTCCGCGCGGCGCGGAATATCGCCGGTCGAATACCGCTCGGCGGCCTCGGCGAGCGCATCACGGCTCACCGCGCCGGGCTGTTCCGCCAGCCAGTCTGTCAGTGCGCGCCAGTCGATCGGGGATGCCTCGGCCTGTCCGGGCTGGAGCATGGCGCCGGCTCCTGCCGCCCCGCCTATGAGGCCGGCTATGCCGTACTTGCGGAGGATGTCGATGATGTTGTCATCAAAGACGACGTAGTTGGATGTTCCGGCACCGGCTCCGCGCGAGCCTTGGTCGAGGTAGCGGATGCCCTTGATGCCGGCGGCGCGGAGTTTTTCGGTCAGGGCGGCGTTGTCAACGGTATTCGTGCCATAATCCGTCAACGCATTATGCAGCACGTTGCCTGTCGGCTCGTCGGCTGGATTGGCAAGCTTGCCCTCACGCCACATTTCGATCTGGCGACGTGTCCTGTTGCCGGGTTTGAGGTGCGAAAGATCGGCAGTCCGCGCTATTTCCTGAATAAGTGCCGGCTGCTCGCTCAGCGGCTTGTCCCAGTCGAGGAACTCGTCGGGGGAGGCGTTGAGGCGGGCTTCGTACATGCGGCCGGAACTTATGCCCCGCTGTTCCCAATCTGAAAGAACCACCGCAACCTTGCCGCCAAGGTCGGATGTCTTATCGTTGGCCCATTGTGATCTAAGCTTATCGATATCGATGGCCTTGCCACCCGCGGTCGTCGCGGCGTGCTGTATCGATTTCGCCGCCCAAAATTCTGGCGAATTAGGCGGCAATGAATCCATATCAACCCGCACGCCGCCCACCAAAACAGGATGGCGATCGGCATAAGAAGACGCTTTGTAGCTTTCAGCAACACTTGGGTTCTCCGCGAAATACAGTCCATGCCCGTACGATTGCGCCCCCTCGCCCGTGCCAATCTTCTCCATGGAGAACTTGTCGAAGTCGTGCGGGGAGCCGTGGTAGACGCGGATGCCGGCCGGCTCATCCGCCGCAGCCTTTGCAGCCTTCGACCCCAACCCCGCCCTCAGCCCGCCTCCGGGTATAGCCCCGGCTTTAAGCGTGACCACCCCGGCAAGGTCGTTCACGCGCGCCAGAGCATCATCCGAATTCGGATCAATGCGACCGGCCATCACGTCGCCCGGCAGCGTTGCCGCATCGATCATGACGCCCGGCAGCGCTTTGGCCGTCTCCCACATGTCGCCCGCGAACCTGACCGGCCACGGTTCGCGCGGCGGCGGTTCGCTAATCGTCACGGTCGCCACACCTTCGCCGGGCATGGCCAGCCCACGCGACGGCGACCAGCGGTCAGGCCCGAGCATTTCATCCCACCAGCCGGGCGGCGTGTCGGGAGGGCGGACGCCGCCACGCACCACGGCATCGCGGGACATGTCGTAGCCGGGCGTTTCCCACCAGTTAGCCATAGGACCTCACATCGCGCCGATAATATCTCGCCACAGCCAAAGAGCCCCCGGCTCCCCGACGCTGGCAAGAAACAAAGACGCTGCGATGGTGATCGGAACAAAAACCGCTACAATCACAGCTATGTCGCGCCAGAACCGCCAGTTATTTTCCTTCGCCCACTTAGCCATTGCCCACGGCCTCCCACCGATCGATGCCGCCAAGTCCGGAACTGCGCCGGCATAATACCACATCGCCGATCTTGTAGCTGTGCGACTTGGCCATGGGCGCCTGCACGGTCAGGGACGCGCGCACCTCGTTGCCGGACATGACTTCGATCACTTCGGCCCGCACGATTTCGCAGGGCAGATTGACCGGGATTTTCTGGCCGACTTCGATCACAGCAGTTTGCTCCGGTAGTTGATAATCGCGACCTGGTTGGCCGACGCCGCCGTGATTTCTATTTCGTCGTCAACGTCCATCGCCATCTCGGTGCCGATCGGCAGGATTTCCAACGGTACAGCGGCGGGCACGACGCCGGCAGTGATCAGAGGATAAGTCGCGGCCGCCGAATCGTCGGTCCACGTTGCGGTCGCCGTGCTCGGGCCGCCGGTTGACATGACCACGGCGAGACGAGTGACGATGATTGGAGCCGTGACGGTCACCACAGACACGGGAGACCCGCTGGAAAGCGCTGCGCCGGCCGTGTAGTAGTCGAATACGCCGTTCGATATCTTGCCGATGCCAAGGGACAGGATTTGCGCGAGGTTGTTGACGTTCTGGATAAGCTGTTCCAGAGAAATTATCGCGCTTCCGCCCCCGCCAGCCGCACCGCCTCCGATCAAGCCGACCATGCCCTAACCTCCCGACTGCGGCCGGACGCCAGACGGCGCAGTGCGTATGCGAACCGCGCCAAGCCGGAACCACATGTCCGCGCCGTCCATCTCGATTTCAACCGCGACCTGACGCCCGCGGGCCGCCGGGATGATCGAAAAATATTGCGTGTCCTGAGTGATCGTGTACGGCCCGAACTCGCGCGGCGTCCCATTCGGGTGATCAAGGACGTGCAGCGTCAATTGCAGCGTCGGATCGGTGCCGAGCATCTTGAAGTCCGGGATGATCTGATCGACCCGGTACATCTGTTTGCCGTCCTCGATGTCGAGATAGGCCGACTTGGCGCGGACGCCGGTCATGGCGGCTGTTTCCCCGGCATTGAAACCAAGTTCCTGCTCTTGCGCATACCGCGACAAGTCCACGGACACCGGCAGGGACGCCCCCGACGCATCGTTGCTCCATGCCGTGCGCGCCAACAGCGTGCCGGCAGGCCCATAGTCCCAATCGCCGGTTTCGGTCGCCAGCTTGACATAGGAGTCAATTTCACCCGTCCCGCCGGAGATCGACGGGAAGAACCACATAACTTCGTTTTCGGCCGAGTTAACCCCGCAGATGCACTTGTCCATGTTGGCCGTGTCCAGATCAAGGAATACGGTATCCCAGACCGAGCACGGCAGCTGCTCCGGAGCGCCGGAGCCATAACGATAGAAGCCGCGGACTGACATCCAGAACACGTCGCGGCCGAGAAGTCCCATGGCCTTGGGGGCTATGAGCCCGCATCCGTGCGAAACGAGCGTGAAAGTGTAAATCAGCGGCGGCTGGATATATTGCATCTGCCACAGCGCATCATCAGTCCAGATCAGTCCGGCAAGGGCACCCTGTACCCCGCCGACAATGCGCGACCCGTGGGTAAGCCGATAGCTGCCGGCCTGATTTGTGGTGGTCGCGACGAAATCCGAGTACGACCCGGCGTCTGACCACCTCACCAAGAGAGGGTCCTGTATGCCGAGAACCTCGGCACCCAGAGCCACCACCTGGAGAGCCGGCATAGCGATGAACATTGCAGTGGAAATTGACGGCGCGCCCGATATCAGCGTGGCGCGCGGCGTGGTCGAATAGGGCGGCGTCCACTCGTACATCGGCCCATTCGATATGCTGGCAATCAGCGTGACGCCGAAATTCTCAAGGAACCAGTACCTGAGCGGCAGGAGGAACGTACTGCCGGGGTCGCCGATGCTCCACGGCCCCAGACCATAGCCGCCCGTGCCGTAGCCCTGCGTGACCATCGTCGAGGCCGGGCCGGGCGATATGAGGTATTCGATCCGGACATTGCCGCCGTTCTCAAACCCGGACGTGGTAGACGTGGCATTGGCCCCGGCATCGAACGTCAGCGTGTCGGCATCGGGGACCGTGAGAACGAGATACGACCCGAAAAGGGTCAGGCCGCCGACCGCCGTCGAAACATAGACCGTGAACGACTCGCCGACCTGAAAGCCGTGGTCGGCGAACGTGACCAGAACTTCGGAATCCAGATTGGTCGTGTCGAATTCAGCCACCGCACCGCCGCCGGCCACGGTGGCGGTTGCCGCGTCGGCGGCCTCGATTGTGTAGTTGTTCGCGTCAACTATTTCCGTAATCGTGTAATAGCCTGACAGCACAATTCCGCCGACCGAAACCGGCGTCACGATATTGATCTGGTCATCAACATTCGCGCCGTGAGCCGTGTCTTCGATGTTGACGGTGGTTTCGCCGTCCGTCGTCGAGAAAGCCACGGCTATATTGACCGTCGCCCGGAGCGGCGTGATATCGTCCAGATTGCCATTCCAGACGACCATCAGATTGGTATTGGTGCCGATCGCGATGTAGGTGATGCCGTCCGTATCGGACCATCCGTGCATGGAGCGCGCAACGCCAGAGACCGGCGTCAGCGCGAGCGGCTGCCAGCCGAGCATTTTTTCGAGGTATCCGTCGCGGAACCGGATGCAATTCGTCTCGACCCACGTCCCCTCGGCAAGCGTCGGGGTCGCTTCGGTATTCGTGCCAGACTTGAGCAGGAGCTTTTGCAGCGCCACCGGCTACGTCCTCGACTCGCGAGCGGCCGGGCTGGGTGACCACGGCTGCCATTGCGTGCCCCACGCCTTCTGCCGCAGCGTCTCGCCGTCCACGCCGGCCTTGAGCGCCTGGTACTGCGCCTCCCACGACTGCGCCGATTGCGGATTTTCCGACTGCGCCCCGAAATCGGCATTGATCGCGCCAAAGCCCCATATCGCGCTCGCCGCAACGAACAGGTCCGGCATATTGTCGGTCAGGAACGTGGTCGTATTGCTCACCGACAACGGAGCCGGCCGGAAGATGCCCACCACGGCGAGGCGATAGCCGGCATCGGGCGTCGGAGCGAGCACAATATCGTCCTCGTCCTGAAGCGCGTAATAGGCCGGAACGCCGGTTGTCGCCGCCGTGGGCCACGCGAAATTCATGAATTCGACCGACACGCGCTGCAACGGAACGCGCGTACCCGCCGCCGCCGCAGTGCTGGCAGGCGTGATCAGCGACGCCGAATTGACGATGAAGATATCTCCCGGCACCGCGACCGACCGCGTTCCAGGCGTCAGGTCCGTAGTCTGCGCCTCGGTGACAGTGTGGAGCAAATCAAGCTCCCGATAGATGCGCAATTCCGCATAGGCGATCATCGCCTCAAGCAGTTTCGGATTGTCGGTCGTGAGCACGGTTTCGGGCTGAATGGACAGGATGCCCGCCATCGTCGTCACATAGCTGGCATAGGTCATCGCCACGGGTGCGTCACTCCGGAATAAGCTGCTGGTCCGGCGGTTCCGTCTCTGCCGCCTGTTGCGCCCACATGTTCGGGCGCGGGTTGATGACTGGCGGCGGGTCCGGCGGCAGGAACAGCGGACGGTTCAACTGGAACGGCACGTCGAGGCACGGCTTGCAGACCAGATAGCCGTTCCAGACAAGGTTGTTGCCGCGCCAGCCGTATTGTTTGTTGAGGTTGACGAGGTTGAAGACGAATCCGCATCGGTCACACACGCCCCACGCTTCTGGATGCCGAGTGTTGACGCGGGCGCGCGGATTGGAGCCGAGGATGGTCATGCGTGCGTTTCCGTGTACACGTTCCCTCTGGCGCAGCCCGTCATGACCAATATCCTCCGGCCATGGGCAGGACGTTCAGAGTCACCCTTTCCCTGTCCTCGGACGCCGCCTCGGCCCATACCTCTTTGGAGTAGGACAGGAGCGCCTCGGCGCGATCAGGGAGCCACTTGATCGCCAGCATATACGCCAATTCGGCGCACAGTGCTTCCTCGAAACGATAGGGGATGTCCGGCGTCTGGGTGCCTTGCGGGTCGGCGTCCTGAAGCTGCCGCATGCGGAAATAGTGCAGTTCCTGCACCAGCGTCCCGTCCGGCGGCTGCCAGATATTGACGGTCGGAACCGGCGTGGTCCGGTCGAACCAGTAGCTTGTCGGGAAACCGCCGGCCTGCGTCTTGTTCGGGATCGCGGCCCAGTCCGTTCGCGAAATGGGCATCATGATGCGGTCCTGCGGCGTCACGGAAAGGTCCTGAACCGCAATCTGCATCTCGGCGTCGTTCTCGTAGACGCTATCCGTGGAGCCCGCCGCACTGGTTGCCGTAATGGTCAGGGTATCGGCATCTGGCACCGACTGGACGATGTAGTCGCCTTGCAACGTGAGACCACCGACGGTCGTCGATACGTGGACAGTGTAGGTGTCGCCGCCGACAAAGCCGTGATCGGGCAGCGTGACGATAACCGTCGCGGATGCTGCCGTGGTGTCATAGAGCGGGACAACCCCGCCCGCTGTTTCGGTCGCGGTCGCAGTGTCCGCCGCCGCGACCGTGAACGTGTTCGCCCCGGTGACCGACGTGACCTGGTAGTACCCCTGAATGACGATGCCGCCGACAGAGACATAGATCGGGACGGATATCCAGTTGCCGACTTCGACGCCGGCATCCGCAAGCGTAAGCTCGACGGCGGTAGACCCGATCGTGGTTGAGCATGCCGGCTCGACCGATTGCAACGACCCGAGCTGGTAGGACCGTATCCACGTTTCGAGCATCGTCACCGTGGACGACGGGAGATTGTAGAGCCCCTGATTGGCATTGAGCGGGATGGTCTGCTCGTCCACGGCCCAAAGGTTGATGCCGCGATTGGACCACCGGACCATGGTCAGGTTGATCGAGCGACGCGCGGAAAACATGTGGTCCGGCGTGATCGCGGCCGGCCTGATGTTGATGCGCTCGAATGCATCGAGCACGATATCGACGACGGCAGGGGAAAAAGCGTAGGTGCCGGATGTGGTCATCAGTCGGACACCATGCGTTGCAGCATGCCGTACTTGGCCGTTTCTATCGCCCCGACGATCGAATAAGAGTCAACATAGCCAACCACGGAATACCCGGCAGGCCGAATCGTGCCGGCCACGGATGGATATTCGTAGGCCGCGACCATGCCGACGATTTCGCCAGATCGCGCCCGCTCAAGCATGTCCTCAAGCCACTTGACTAGGTTTTTGGACACGGTGCCTGGCACCGGCACGGGCATGCCGTTGAACAGATAGACGACTTCCGGTCCGGATGGGGCCGTCTGCGGCTCGGGATGCGCACTGACTGGCTCTGCACTCACCGCGTCGTCTCCCGCAAACAGGAATGTGGACGGGGGCAGCGCGCCGCCCCCGCCGGGTATCGGGCCGGTATCAGTGCGTGGTCTTGGTGCTCGCCGCCGACAGCGAGTTGGCCGCCGAGAGCGGCGACCGGCCGCGCATCGTGACCGCGCCGCCGGACGCTTTGCGCGGAGCCTTGTCCAACCTGCCGCCGCCAGTCGGGCCGCACGTATCGGCCGCCATCGACTCGGAGCCGCCCTTGGTACGACCGCCGCGCTTGAACCCCTTGGAGCGCTGCTTGGACTCCTCCATCACAGCCTTGCCGGGGAAAGTGGTCGCCGGCTCGCCCTTCTTGGACGCCGGGACCATCACGGAACTGCTTGCCTTCTTTGCGCTTCTGCTTGCCATGGCACTTTCTCTCCTACTTTGCCGCCATCGCGTCGACGGACGGGATTGGATCGCTGATTTCCAGAGCGGCTTTTGCCTTGCGCCGCGCGTGCTCCAACGCAACCGTTGGATCGGTCTGCGTCAATGCCGCCTCAGGAAAGATGGCGGACTGATACGACGATCCAACAAACCATTGGCACGTCACCCCGTCAACGTTGGTTTTCTGCGCGATCATAGCCGGCGAACCGGACTTGAGGTAGACGATTGTTCCGTCGGATATGGGCATGGGGGATGTTTCCTTTTTAATCCGATGGCGATCCGGTTCCCGGCGACAGCGGTCCATTGTTCACAGTCATGCCGCCGCCAGAACCGAGATTGATGTAACTGGCGGGAGCCGGGTCCGTAAGTTGCAGGGTTGGCGTGCCAAGCGCCGCGACAGCGACTGCCGGATCGACAGGTTTTCCGTTTGCGTCTATGAAAAGCCGTCTGTTTGCCTCTACAGAGAGATCAATATACTGGCCGAACCAAACCTGAAACCCAGCGATATCCATGGATCGAGATTGCGATCCTCCGACCAACGCACAAACGCCCCAGTTGGAAAGTGTAAAATCCATCACGGCGTCAGTATAGGTACTCCAAGTTGGGGACTGGGCAACATCGTTCCGGTAGTAAAATCGATTGCTTGAATTGCTCAGGTCAAAGGAGAGGAGTGTATGAACCCACCCATCGGCGGCCAAATAGTCAGTGGTCGCAGTGACTACGATAACGTTGGCTCCCCCTGTTCCTGGAGCGGTCAGGGTGAGCCTGTTGTTGCTGCCGATGTAGAACTGCAGAAAAGCGACTGAGTTGTCGGAGGTAAGGATACGGTAGTTAACTGCGTCAACCGTCCGCTTTGCAAGCCAAAGACTGATGGTCAGTTGCTTGCTGTCTACGGCCCCTGTGAAACCCGCTCCGCGAGTAAGCCACGGCGTTCCCCCACAATTGAACGAAGCTGCATAATACTGCTGATTTTTCCCAGCCCCGGTCAGCGGCAGAAAGGTAGTTGCTGCGACTTGGGAGAGGGCAAGTAGCCCGGCAAGGATGAGGCGGAGGATCATGGGTCAATACTGCGTGTAGAACACGACCCCTGATACTTGGATTGCGCCGGACAGCTCGATGCAGAGAGCGTTGCCGGGTGCGGTCGCCATGCCAGTCCAGAAGGGGGACTGAACCACGATACCGGACTGAGCAGTGAGGTTGTATGCTCCGGTAAGGTCCGTCTCCCCGGTCGCGCAGGCCGTTCCGGTGCCGTAGATCATCTGTACAGCCACGGTTCCGTTGGCGATGAAGTTGTAGCCGCACACTCGGATGACAGTGGACCCGGAGAGGGCTACAAGCTCGACATTGCCCGAAGATGCCGTGTCTATCTTGACCGACGAATTGCACCCCACGACACCGGTCGTGTTGCCGCCGACGTTCGTCGCCATATAGACTGCGTTGGCCGGGACGGTAGTCCCCGTCGCGTCCGCGCCCACGGCAGGCAACACGGTTTGGTCGGACGCAATAGTGACGCGCTGGGTTCCGGTATCCGCAGTCCCGTTGTTTACCGACGTCGTGACGCCGCCAACCTGAGCCATATTGACGGACTGGTTGGCCGCGAGCGACCACGAACCTGACTGCGTCGCCTGCACAGCGAATGTCCCGGTCCCGACCACCGTAGCGTTCAGGTTGCCGGCCGTGCCTTGAGTGACAGTCACCGTTCCAGAAATAGGTTGGGTGCTGCCCGAACCGTCGACCAAGAGCGGCGTCATCGAACCCGCGCCCTGCACGGTCATGATGCCGCCGGCTGGCGTGCCAGCGGTCCCCAGGCCTTCTACGGTCAGGGTGCCGGCTATGGCATTGGCGATGGCTGCCAGATTGCCGCCTGTCTCCAAAGCGAGCGCGGATGTGTTGAGGTTTGTGCCAGCGTCCGCAGTAACCGTCCACGATCCGGATTGCGTCGCCGCAACCGTTCCAGAGACCGGGACAGGCACCGCCCGCAATTCGGCGTCGGTCAGCCCAACCGTGGCTGTGACATCAACGTCTACTGTCCCGGATACCCCAACAGTCCCGGATACAGGGACCGTCGTCGTAACCGGATTTCCTCCGACTTCGGTGATATTCACGTCCTGAGTGCTGCCAGCGGCACACCCGGACACACAATCAACGGCAAGCGGGTTCCCCGCCGAAACTACCGCACTGCCGGTGAGTATCTGGACCAACTGAGCCGGCTGCCCCGTAGCCAGCGAAACCAGCGCGACCGCCGCGAGCGCGGCGATGCCGGAAAGTGGGATGGCAATCCAGCGCCGCATGATCACGCCCCCACGCTGGCAAGGAGTGACTGCATTTCGGCCGCGCGGGCGCGAGCCCCGGCCATCCGCTCCGTCATCTCGCGGTCCTCGGCGCGCAACAGGCTGATACGCTCCTCAAGTGCCTCAACCTCTTCGGCGAGCGCGTCCCGATGCGCGGTAGCCTCAGCCATTTTCTGCGCCCGATCGCGCGATGCCCGCTCGCGAGCAGCAGTCAGAATTTCGTCGGCCTGCTTGCGAGCGTCCGAGATTGTTGCCGCGGCGGTTTCCTGCGCCGCCTTGATTTCCTGCGCCGCCTCGGCGGAGGCATTGCTGTGTGCCGCTTCAGCCTGAGCCTTGGCTGCGGCGGCAGCCTCCTGCGCGGCTCGCAATTCGTCATGGGCGGCCTTCAGAGCGGCGTTGGCCTGTGCGGCGCGCTGTTCGGCTTCCTCGGCCTCGCGGCGCTTGCGCGCCATGTACTCTTCCAGCGAGCCGGCTTCCTCAAGCAGCGGCAACTCGTCGAATACGTCTTTCCACTGCCTGATCATGGTGATCAGCGCGCGGGACAGTTTCGATTTCGGGGGCGGGGGTGCCATTTGCCTGGCTCTCCTAAGTCACGAAATAAACGCGTTCGGCCGGCGTCTCGTCGTCATCCTCGACTACGATCACGCGCTCGGCAATCCCGGACGCGACTTCGACGACGCGTCGCCATGGACCAGACGCAGCCAGCATCGCCACGACCTTCGTCGCGGTCAACGGGTCGGTGGTGACCACAACGCGATCAAGCGCCGCCATCGCCGATCCCCGGATACTTGCGATGCACCGCAGCGCGAACCTTGGACTTCTCGGCAGGCGTCCCGTGTTGCGAGACGCGAGCCAGCGCATTCCGGGCATGGCTGGCATCGTTGATCGGATAGCGACGGCCGGGCATGGCGAAATCCTTCTCCGGCAGGTTGTTGCGTTCGTCGGCGGTAAGCCCGCCGCCGTCAGCGCGCCTGCCAAATATCGCCCGCGCCCACGCCGGCTGCCAGCGCCCTTTTTCGGCGTACTGGTCCGGGTCTTCTATCCATTGCCGAGGTAGCCCGGCCCTACGCAGCATATCTGCCGGCTTCACGATCCAACCCCGCCGACGCCGGACTGGACCGCGACAACCCGCACCGACCCGGTTCCGGAATTGATCAGCACCCGCCATGCCGTAATGGCATAGTTGTATGTCGTCTCCCCATCTGCGGTGACGGAAGCCAGAATGGCATCGTTCCATATCTTGGTCGGGTAGGTATTCGACCAATTCCCCTGCCCGTCATACTCCCCGAGAATGTTATCGTAGGTGTATTGAACCGTGTAGTTCACGGTGCCGATGACATCGACGGAGATGACCAGATTTGTCGGGTCAAGGTTCCAATCCACCAGATACCACGCCGACGCCCCGACGCCGTTGGTCCCGACGATCAGCGCTCCGGCCGTGGCGGCATCTACGGAGATAGACCAGATAACACCGTAGTTCAGTGAGCTGACCGCAGTCGTGGCGGTGCCGGCGACGGTCTCCGTTTGGATATTCCCGCCAACCTTGTCCAGACCCCGAATGGTGAAGACGCGCCCCGTCTCGTCCGCCGCGAAAGTGAACAGGATTTGACGGGACGTATCGAGCGTGACGGTAGCTGGCGACCCTGCCGCCAGCACACCATTGAGCGTGAGGTTGCCCGCCGCCAAAGGCGTCTGGCTCGCGCAAATCCCGTTGTCGTCGGCCGTGGCCAGCGACTTGGTGAACCGGATGGGACGCATCGGCGGGCTCCCGTACTAGGTGGTATCCGCCGTGACAGCCATGCCCGACGTATCGCCGTTCGGGACCGGGCCGGCGATATAGACCACCGACGAATCCGCCGCGGTCCAGTCGGCGGCGCCGACCACCGTGCAGTTGTCCATCACGATGTAGCCGCCCTGACTGGCGTTCGGAGTGACAACGGCCGCGATCGTGCTGGTCCCGAAGTTGTTGAACATGCACCCCTGGAACCAGCAATACCGATCCAGCGCGCCGACTTCGTTGGCGTTGATGAAGGTCGGCGTGGTAGCCGTAGCCCGCATCGCAAAGAAACACCCACGGAACAGGTTGCGCGTGCTGGCGGTAGGCGTGGCGTTCTTGCGAATCTGGATATTGGTATTCGCCGCCGAACGGTCATGCGTGTCGGCTCCGAAGAAGCACCCATCGAAGGTGCATTCCGATCCGCCATAGAGCTGCAGCGAATACGATCCGGACTGACCAGCGCCGTTGGCCGAGCCCATGCCGCCGAAGTCAACGGCGTTGTAGTAGTTGCGCTGCCCCGCCTCCTGCCACAGGCATTCCGCGGTCGCCGCCTGCCCCACGCCCTGAAAGAGCGAGAAGTTGGCGAAGATGCAGCCCTGCGCCGTGACCGAGATCAGATTGGCGATATTCGCGGTCGCGCCATTCGCCGTCGAAATGCGAGCCCGCTTGGCACCCACTGCCGGGGCGGTCATGCCGATCAGGTGCGTCGCGTCCTTGGCCCAGACAAGCTGAGCGGACAGACGCTGCGTCGCCGCCGTGCTGCCGTCGCCGACGATCACGATCACGTCGTTCGCGCCATCGGTGGCGAGCGAATATGCCTGAGTGAGGGTCTGAACCGGGTCCTCGCCGCCGCCTTGGTTGCCGTCGTTTCCGTTGACGGCATCGCAGAAAATGACGCGTCCAGTGGTGAGCGGCAGGCCGGCCATGCCCATGGTGGGCACTCCGGCGACCGTGAGCGCGGTAAGCGCAGTGGGCGGACCAAACGGGCCGCGACCTCCGATGAGCGTGGGCATGTCTCAATTCCCTTCTGACTTCGGCGCTATGCCTGTGGGATTGTCGAGAGTGAGGGCCGGCTTTAGACCGGCCCCGGTTCTTGTCAGAGCCGTCAGGCCGACGGGAACGACCCGTAGGCCGCCCGCGGATTGAAATAGTTGAACGAGTACCGCTCCGTGCCGGCCACCAGCAGGTTTTGCGTGGTGAAATCGACCTGCATGTCCGTATCGAAGCGACGGCGCTCAAGGTACAGCAGCCCCTTGATCGTGGTCTTGACGAACCACGCATACGGGCTGGTGAGGAAGTCCATGACCTGGAAGCCCTCGGAGTAGTCGTCGCCCCACTTCAGCGCGTTCACGTCGTTGTTCGCCGTGCCGGGCCGAAGCTCGGTCATCAGCAGGCGGGTGGCGACGTATTTCAGCTGCGGCGGGACAATGAGAAGCTTGCCGCGGGCCATGATGCGCAGCCCCGCCTGGTCCGGGAAGTAACGGATGGCGATCTGCGCATTCTCCAGTGCCGCCTCGGACAGGTCCACGTCAACGGTGGGGCGGTTCGCCCACGTATTGCCGTCGATCGGGTGAGCCGTCGAGAAGAGCGCCACGCCGTCGCCGCCCACGTTCGGGTCGTAGGTATCGCCAGAGTTGAGCACGTCCGCGCCAAGGATTTCCTTGGTCTGGGCGAAGCTCTCCATGAGGCCGAGGTTCGACGGATCGAATTGATCCTTGTAGAGGTTGTCTTCGATCGCGCGCCGGGTGATCGCGTACCCGAGGCCGAGTTCAACATGCTCCTGATTGTAGACGTAGCGGTCGCCCGCGGCGTTGTCGAACATGATCGACCCGCCTTCCGTCTTGAACTGGGCGAGTCCGAGGAACCGCATTTCCGAGGTACGCTCGATCGCCATGTTCGACGTGCCGCGGTCAAACACCTTGTCCCACTGTGTCGGGATTTGCTGATACCGACCCTCGACGCCGCGAAGGCCGGGCAGAAGCTCCTGACGGATTTGTGCGAGATTGATAGGCATGGTCGCGCCTCCTTACGTGTGCAGGCCGGCAGCCGCGAACAGCTGCAGCGTGTTGAGACGGACCTGGACGATGTTGTTGACCAGAGTGTCGTCGTTGTAGCCCGACGTGACGAGCTGCGACGGGAACGACACCATCTTGAGCGGCAGGGTCGCCGTGGTGGCGGCCGACGTGCCGAGAAGCGTGGTCGTGGACTGGCCGGTCTGCGCGTTCGGCGTGCCGACAGTCACCTCGAAGTTCGCACCCACGTCCTCGATGCCGATCGCAGCCGAATCCCCCGACGACCGGATATCGAAGACGATATTCGGGTCAGCGATCAGGAACGCGGTAACGACAGTGGTGGAGGGGAGTGTGGGAGCCGTCCACGACGGGAACCAGCCGACGCGGCCGGTGGACGGATCGAGGTACTTGCAGCCAGCGAAGACGCCGCCCGTAATCGCGTCAGCCGCCGTATAGGCGGTGACGTATCCGGTAGCCAGCGGGGTTACAAGGTCGCCGGTTCCGATGGACGACGAGTCGTTGTAGGCGATGCGCCTCTCGACCATCTGGAAGCTGAGTGCCGCGCCATCCAGCCGACGGACAGCGCGGAGACCAAAACCCGCGGTGGGGTTTGTCATGGTCAATCTCCGTTGCTCGCTGAGTCGTCGGCGCCAACCGCGGCGCTTTCTTCTCTGATCTAGGTGATCCCTGCCGGAGCCGCCCGGCGGGCATTCCCTTTAATCGATCGGCCGTCAGCCGATTTCTGCGTCCTCCGGTATGCTCAGGTCGCGCTCGCGCTTGACTGATACACTACGGGCCCGCGTCCTGTCATCCGACATTGTTCCGTCCGGGACAAGCTTCAGACGGTGGAACTGGTCGCGGACCTGACCCTTCGCCTGACGGTGCGCATCCGCGACGACAATATCGGTGATGTGCGCCGGGCGCTCCATCAATATCATGCCGTCAACGATAATGCACCCCCTGTGAGGATGTGCATTCCCGCGATCGTCATCGGGCGTCGGGTCACCACCGATAAACGGATGGCGCTCTGCTGGAACCGGCGTCCAGCGATTGCGGGCAAGGTTCGCCTGATGCCGGTGATCCTCCTTGCCGAGCATCGTGAGGCGCTTCCATTCGTAGGTCATCCCGTCAGGGATTTCCTCGGCCGGAATAGCAAACCGGTCCTCGTTCGGACGGTAAATCTTGAATTCGTCCTCGCGCTGCTGCGCCGGACGCTGTTCGGGTCTCTGTCGGCTCACAGCCGCCCCTCCTCTTGCAATGCGCGCTTGTTCGTCGCGTACTCGCGGTATGCCTGATCGGCCGGCAGATGCGGCCACGATTTGCGGGCGATTTCCTGCTCGCCAACCGTCAGACGGACGACGCCGGGACGCTCGCGGCCGGTCGGCGACGGTGACTGCCGGGAAGGCGGCAACGATGGCATGGCGCGCGACGCGGCCTGCCTGACTGGCGGTTCCTCGCGAACAATGCGCTGGTCAACGGATCGTCTCTGTTCAGGCTCCGGTTCGATGGCCAAATCGATCTCCATGGCATTCGTGTCCGCCGCCTGGGACAGAGGGCTATCCGGGGCTGGCTGGCGCGACCCGCGCCGCGCGGGCTGTTCCTGCCGTCCTTCGCCGTTCTGGCCGCCGCCGTTCAGCCCGGCGTATTCCTCGATATAGTCGAAATATTCCTTGGTGTCCGGCTCGTACCCCTCGGCCACGGCGTCGAAATGACCGGCGACGGCTTTCTTGAACGTGCGGTCGTTCGGGTCAAGGCGGATGTTGTGCTTGGACAGCCACGCCTGCGTTTCCGGGGAATACTGGCCGGCAGCATCGCCTTGCGAAGGCTGCGGCTGGCGCCGTCCCTCTTCGGCAAGCCGCGCTGTCTCCTGCTTTTTCCAGTTTTGCAGGCTGGCATCGCGCTGCTGGTATTCGCGCATCGCAACAGTGGCATCGGTCAACCGCGAATTGGCCTTGGCAGCCGCCGCGAAATCGGCATTCTCGATAGCCTTGGCATAGTCGGCTTCGGCCGCAGCGCGCGCCGCCTCGGCGGCAGCGATCGTCGATCGGATTGCAGCCTCGTCAGCCGCCACCCTCGCCGCAACCTGACCCTCGGCCGCCTTCTTGGCCGCGGCCGCCTCGGCCCTGGCCTCAGCCTCGGCCCGACGCGATGCCTCCATCTGCGACTTCAGGACGGATATGTTTTCGTCCGCAGTCTGCTCAAGCTGCTGTCCCGACACTGGACGCCTCCTTCTTCGCGTCGGGCTTGCGCGACGCTGCAATGGCCCGATCGATGTATTCGACCTGTTTCTTCTCGATGTATGCCGAATTGCCTCGGCTCGCAACGATGCGCGCCAAATCATCCCGACGCGACCGGGCGGCGTCCGACATGGACGGCTTGCGCGCCAGATGCTCGGCGAACTTGCGCGCGATCGCCGTAGGGTTGCCTTCCCCGAGCACGTCAGCCCGGTAAAGCAGCGCGAGCCAGTGGATTACCTCGTTCATTGCGGCGCGCTCAATAGATCACGTCCGGCTTGGCAACGATCATCTTCACATTCACGTCCGCTACGATGCGACACGGATGATCGGCGATGAACAGCGGCCACGCATCCCCGACGCGGTAGGCAACCCAGTCGCCAACCTTCGGGATGCGGCCATTCCACTTGTGGCGATCGTCCTCGACAAACGCCAGCGGCCCCATTTTCAAAACGAGGCCAACCTTGCCCTGAAAAACGTCTTCCTCGCGGGTTCGGTCAGACAGGTAAATCCCGCCGGCCGTCTTCTCGGGACGCTTCCAGATAGCGACCAGAACGCCAGCCCCCATCACTTCATCGACATGCGTCAGGTCAGCGCGGACCTTGGCGAGCAATTCCTCTGCCGGGTCGGCCGGCATCGCGGCGGCAAGCGCCCTCATGCATTCTCCTTCTTGGCTTCGTCTGGCTTGCGATTGTCGGGGCGCTCGCGCATCTGGTCAAGAACCCATTCCAGCGCCGCGGCATACCCCGACCGGTTTCGGTATCCGTCCCACGACTGGCACTGACCCGTGCCGGTCGCGAAAATCACCTTGTCGCGCTCTTCGGTTATTTTCTTGGCGAGTTCGGAGATGGTCACTTATGACGCCTCGCATCCCGCGTCTTGT